ACCCGCCTCCGTTGAGCGTTTGATGGGGAATCCCGGCAAACGCAAGATCCGGCCCGATTTGGAATCGCCGGCAGGCGTACCTGCGATGCCCGCCCGTCTGATGGTCGAGCCGGCGGCGGTCGAGAAGTGGCTTGAGATGGTTCCGCTGCTCCAGCAACTCGGCACGATCACTCTGGCAGACGGCGAGGCTCTAGCCGTTTTGTGCGAGGTGTATGCTGCGGCTCAGTCGTGTCTTTTGGCACTGCGGGCCTCGGGCGTTGTGATGCACACAGACCTCGGGGGCGTGAAGCCCAACCCGGCGGGGTCGCTGTATCGCAGCTTGGTCGCCCTGCAAGTGCAGATCATGGCAGAGTTCGGGCTGACTCCTTCCTCTAGGGCAAGACTTGGTGGCTCACAAGAAAAGCCGACAGACGAAGTCTCCGACTTCTTCAAAGTCCACGGAGCCTAAGCTCACGCCCGCCGGCCAGGCGAAGTACGTTCGCGTCTGCGAGTTCTTTGAGAAGATCCTGCGCCACTCGAAAGGGCAGGCGGCTGGCAAGAACTTCCTGCTGCTGCCGTGGCAGAAGCGCGTGCTGCGTGGGCTGTTCGGCGAGCTCAACGCCGACGAGACGCGGAAGCATCGCGTCGGCTATATCGAGTTGCCAAAAAAGCAAGGCAAGTCAACCACCCTCGCCGGTATCGCTCTCTACATGACTATGTTCGACTCGGAGCCGGGTGCCGAGGTGTATGGTGCGGCATGTGACCGTGAGCAGGCCGGAATTATCTACCGGGAAGCGGCTGCGATGGTGCGAGCCTCGCCGGCGTTGTCGCAGCATCTCGAGGTGATCGACTCGCGCAAGACGATCATTCACAAGGCGAGCAACTCGTTCTACCGCGTTCTGTCTGCTGACGCATTCCGGGCTGAGGGCTTGAACATTCACGCCCTGCTCTTTGACGAGCTCCACGCCCAGCGAGACCGGCGGCTCTGGGACGCACTCCGATACGGCGGTGCCGCGAGACGGCAGCCGTTGCTCTTGTCGATCACGACGGCGGGATATGACCGGCGGTCGATCTGCTGGGAGCAGCATCAATACGCCGAGAAGTGCATCGCCGATCCGAAGTTTGATCCGGCGTTCTACGGTTGCATCTATGCGGCCCCGCAGGAATGCGGCGTCGATGGCACTTGGAACAAAGAGGAAACGTGGAAGGCGGCAAACCCGAGCCTCGGCGAGACGATCACGCTGGAGTCGTTCAAGGCTGACGCCCGTGAGGCAGAGCAATCGCCGACCAAGCTGAACGCATTCCTTCGCTATCGGCTCAACGTCTGGACGACGCAGGACACGCGGTGGATCTCGCCGGCTGCGTGGGGAGCGTGTGCCACTCCGCTGCGGCCGTTCGGGGATCGCCCTGTTTACGCAGGTCTCGATCTTGCCAGCACGTATGACCTGAGCGCCCTGGTGCTGGTGTGCCCCGACCCGTCCGACAACTCGATCGACGTTCTGCCGTTCTTCTGGATTCCCGAGGCCAACGCAGTCGAGCGAGCACAGCGGGACAAAGTTGACTACCTCGGCTGGATTCGCGACGGGCACATCCGCGTGACGGACGGCAACGTGACCGACTACACGGTTTTGCATAGCGACATCACGCAAATCTGCCAGCAATACAACGTCCGAGGGCTGGCCGTCGACATGAAGTTTAACGCCCAGATGCTGGCAAACATGCTGCAAGGGGATGGGCTGACCGTGGCAGGATGGTCACAAGGTGGCCCCGGCATGTCGGCCCCGGCGAAGACCCTAGAGAACTTGATGCTGCATGGTCGGTTGCGACACGCCGGGCACCCGGTGCTGACATGGAACGCTGGCAACGCAGCCATTCACGAGGATCGACACGGCAACATCTTCCCGAGCAAGGCCCAGAGCACTGAGCGGATTGACGGCATCGTAGCTCTGTGCCAAGGCATCGGTCTCTGGATGCGAAACGAACAATCGCCCGCCTCCACCCCCGAAATATTCTTCATATGATTGCCGAAAATCGAATCCTCTGGCTTCCGGGTGAAGAGCGTTCATGGGACGACGACGGCGGCAGGTCGCCTGCTGGCGTGCGGATCACGCCCGACAATGCCACCTCGGTCGCGGCTGTGTTTTCGTGTTTGCGAATCCTCGCCGAGACGGTGGCCGGTCTGCCGCTGCACTTGCTGGAGCGAACGGAAACCGGCGGCAAGCGGCTCGCCCGCGAACTGCCGCTCTATCGCCGACTGCACAGCCAGCCAAACAACTGGCAGACGAGTTTTGAGTGGCGTGAGCAGGGAGTGATGCACGTCGCCTTGTGGGGAGACGCTTACTCTGAGCTAGTGCCGGGGGCGTCCGGTGCCATCGACCAGATCGTGCCGCTGCATCCCAGCCGCATGAAGGTCGAGACGCTGGAGAACGGGCGGCTGCGGTATTCGTACCGCGAGGCAGGGGGCCGCCAGACGGTTTATTCCGACGAGCAAATCCTGCATCTGCGCGGGCCAAGCGACGACGGCGTCCACGGCATCTCGATTGTCGAAGAGTGCCGAGAGGCGATTGCGTTGGCTCGGGCGTGTGAAGTTCACGGGGCGAGATTCTTCGGGGCCGGTGCCCGGCCAGGGTTCATCCTCTCGACCGAGAACCAACTCAACGCCGAGGCTCGCCGCGAACTGGCCGAGAACTGGAACCGCAAGCATCGCGGCCCGCACAACGCTCACGAAACAGCGGTACTCACCGGCGGGCTCAAGCCCTACGAAGTGCCGTATGCGTCAAACAGCGATTCCCAGTATCTGGAGCTGCGGGAACATCAACTCCGCGAGATTGCGAGGCTGTTCCGCATTCCCGGCTACTTGCTCGGGATTGAGCCGGGTTCGCCGCAGAGCGAGATTCAATTCGTCACGCACACGATCATGCCGTGGCTGCGACGTTTCGAGTCTGCTTTCATGCGAGACCTAATCGTTGACGACGAAAAGTATCTCGCCGAGTTCGACGTGCGAGGGCTCTTGCGTGGCGATGCCGCGAGCCGGTCGGCGTACTACCGTGCGATGTGGGACATCGGCGTTGTTTCGACGAACGACATCCGAGCCAGTGAGAATCTTGACCCGGTCGACGGTGGCGACGAGCGTTACCGTCCGCTCAACATGGGCACCCTGGGAGCGATGCCGTCAGTCGACGACGTGCTGGCCCAGCAGCAGCCGGGCAGCGGCATCGACGGCCAGGCGGTCGAAGGTGGCGTGGCAGCGGCAGAGCAAGGCGAGCCAGCGGAGCCGGTGGCCGTGAGCGAGACCAGCCTGACAACGGCAGAGGTGTCGTCGCTGCTGACGGTCGTGAAGCAGATCACAGACGGGCTGCTTTCCATCGACGCGGCCCGTGCCATCATCGCGGCGGCGTTCCCCGTGCTGTCGTCTGCACGAGTCGAGACAATCCTGCAAGGCGTGCAGGCACCAGAGCCGGAGCCGGTGCCAGAGCCTGTCGTGGCCCAGCGGGCCGAGCCGGGCAGCATCGTCGAAGGCGAGTGGGTCACATTCGGTGACGGTCGCATCGGCGTGGTCGATCACGTCATGACCGAAGGCGTGCTGAACCAAGGCGACATCGAAGTGCCGGCCAGCCCCGAGGCTCCGGTGATGCTGGTCAGCGTGTGGGTGGACGGCGACTTCGCCGGGCAGGAGCCGGTGATGGTCGCTGACGCTACGAAAATCGAACAGCCGGAAGACGCTAGGGGCTACAAGACAAAGAAGCCACGCAAGAGGAGCAAGCCAAAATGATCGAACGACGCAGCCTCTACGAAGATGACTCCGACTCCCTGCCGCTGCTCCATGTGGAGTCTCGCAGCGAGGATGGCGATGCAGGCGAGAGCCGGTGGATTGTCGGCTACGCGGCAAAGTTCGGCGTCAACTCGCTCGACCTGGGCGAGTTCACTGAGCGGATCGCTCCCGAGGCATTCGGCATCGTCGCCGAGCGGCGTGGCCGCAAGCGTCCGCTAGAGACGCGGGCTCTGTTCAATCACGACGCGAACTACCCGCTGGCCCGCTATCCCGGCACGCTGCGGATGAACGTGGACGAGGTCGGCCTGCGGTATGAGTTCAAAGTGCCCGACACAACCTATGGTCGCGACCTCGCCAGCAACATTGACGCTGGGATCGTGCGTGGCAGTTCGTTCTCGTTCCAGATCGCCCCCGGCGGCGAGTCGTGGAGCGTCGAGGATGGCCGCAGCATCAGAACGGTTACGAAGATCGACAGCTTGATCGACGTCGGGCCAGTGACCTTTCCAGCGTATCCCGATGCTGACGTCAGCGTGGCGAAGCGTTCGTTCGATTCGTACCGGCAGGAGCGGATGCGAGGGTTTGCGATCACGGCCGACCTCCGCAGGCAGTTGCCAGACCTTCACTCTTTTTTGAAAAAGCATGGCCGCTAAGACAGGCGACTCTTGTGCGAGGTGCCGGGGCGGTCGGCTGCAAATCGCTAGCAGCCAGCGGCAGGGTGAGTACCAGATTCGGTACTTGCGTTGTGATGCGTGCGGCTGCACGGGCAAACACATCCTGCACGCCGTCGAGGTGCGACGGATGCGGGGCTAGTTGTTTACTCT